CCTTCATGGGTACATGACTGCTGGTCTCCACACCAGGGAGCCTAGTTGTGGAGAACTAGGCTCTCGTTCCTTAGCTGCTTTAAGGCAGCAAATATTGGTAGCCAGGGCGAGATTCGAACTCGCACTCCATTTTACTGGAACTGGATCCTTAGTCCAGCGGGTCTGCCAATTCCCCCACCTGGCCATATGAGGCTACCCCGATTTAGGGCGATTTAATCTGGATTCAAGTCCAGAACCTCCAAAAACTTTCATAACTTGTCTGGTGTTTGACGCACCAGGGCGTCAGTGTGGATATTGATACCCGCTTCACGCCATCAGCCTTTCGGCTTCCAATATTCGTTATGATTAGTGACCTCGACGGGTCATCTATATTGTTTTCTTTTCCAAGTTCGTAACCTATGACAATTAGAACAGACTAATTCACATTTTTTAATTTCTTCCAAAAGTCGTTTTTGAGAGAAACCATTTACAATCCCATCTGACAATTCGAAACTTTTATTGCCAAGATGATCAAAGTCCATGCAAACAGGATGGTATGTTTTTTCACAATCAACACAAGGTGATTTTTTTATCTCCCACAAAAAATCCTTATTAAGTTTTTTTCGTTTGCGATCATAAGCCTTTTCTTTCTTTTGATTATTTCTATAATAATCAACTCTTGCTTTCGCAGCACAAACTTTACAGTAGGCTTGTAAACCTTTTTTACCAGATTTGTACGTTCTTGAATGAAAGGCTTTATTAGATTTTTCTATCTTACATTTTATACATGTTTTCATAATAATGACCCTACGGAGACTCGAACTCCGATCACGAGATTGAAAGACTCGTATCCTTGCCGTTAGACGATAGGGCCAAAGGGAAATCCTTATTCAGTTTTCAAGGAAGAAACTTAGTATATCATCGTCCGAACAGGGATTGAACCTGTGACCTCTTCCGTGTCAAGGAAGCGCTCTCCCACTGAGCTACCGGACGGATTGTAAATATTGTTTTGCTCTTTCTAAAATCTCCACAGAATCCCTGAAAAGACCTAATCCAGTATTACAACTACTGTAACGCTTGAAACTCCTGTTTGCAACTTTGACAAATCTTCGTTTCTTTTTTCTCTGTATCTCATGGTGTTAACAGTTTATCATGAGATAAAAAGACTGTTTAGTTGGCCCACTGGGAATCGAACCCAGATCTCAGCTTTATCAGAGCTGCGTGCTAAACCGCTCTACTATGGGCCAATAGTTTCATCAGACGGAGGGTGTACTGCCCAATATTTTTAACTATGTTATTTTGTTTACTTTTTGTCTAAATCTTCGATATCTTCAGGATACACATTTCCGTTTTCATCTCTCATGGGCTGATATTCTTCCCAACCCATAATTTCGTTTCTTTTCTGGGCTGCTTCCAGCCTGGTTTTTGCATTATATTCAGCAATCAGCTGAACCTTTTCTTTGAAAAATCCAAGACGGTATGCAATCGATTCTAGCCGATTTCTACGGCACTCGAAACTGTCTTTGGGTGATAGACTAATGCTGCCATCATATTCATTTTCCCAGATTTGAAACAACATTGGTTTTCTCTTGGTGGGGCGCCTGGGAATCGAACCCAGCTCATTCGGCTTAAAAGGCCGTTGCATCGCCTTGATGCTAACACCCCAAATTTACATAGTTTATTTGGTGGAGCTTATTGAAGCTGTCGCCACCGGAATATTACATCCGAAACGTATTGCCCGGCGTCGCTTGTTCGGCGTCGGGGCGCCCGCCATTCCCTGCGAATCTCTTATTCTACCCTAGGTCGGCGCCAGTTTCAACCTCGTTTCCAGTTGAAACCTATTGCGTCTCAAAATGTAACGAAGAAATTTAAAAGACTCAGACAGTAGTTGCTGTCATTGCAGTCTGCATAGAATACTTCAGGCATTCAAGCTGAATGAGCGTCTTTTCAAGAACAACACCTGTGAGGCGCTCATCGCCATCCGTGCATTCCAATACAAAACTATGAACTTCACCTACGGTGAGTCGCCCATCTCGAATGGCAATTGCGAATCCCTTGACGAGATCATCAGCAGTATTAATTTGAAAGTTGCTGTACATGTTTCCTCCTTAGGGATTTCTAAGGCTAAGGAAGGATAACATCCCAGGGTTTGAGAGTAAACCTTATTTCAAATTTCTTACCAGCCTGCTGCCTTGAGTTTGGCCTGTACTGCTTGCTTGATAAGTTCTTTTTGCTGAGGATCTTTTTCACCCTTCATTGCTGCAAGAAGCTGATCAAGATTCATATTTGCATTCAACCAAGGATTTTGGCCTGCTTTTGCAGCCTGGGCACGGCCTGGAGTGCCTCCGGGCTTAAAACCACTGCGCTGCTGTCCAGCTCCTGGTAAACCAGAAATTTGTTCATCAATTTGCTCACGTACGGCCTCACGGACCATTTCTTTAAGCTGTTTAAAGGTAAGTTTTGCCATTGTGTTTACTCCGATTGCAGTAATCTGCCTGTGAGTAAATAGTTGTCTTTAGGCATTATTCTTTTCTTAGAAAAAATTTTGGTCGTTCCGGGAAGAATCGAACTTCCATATTCGCTTTATCAGTCAACCAATCCAAGTTGGCGTAGTTTCTTCTTTACAGCAACGTCAGACACACCGACAATTTTGGCTATTTCTGTATAGGTCATCTTGTTTTTTACAGCTAAACTCAAATCAACCTTTTCCCATTTACCTTTGATTTTAGTTTTGCCAACACAAGCCTGCGAACAATATTTTCGCAAATCAGATTTCAATTTACCACAATGTTTACAAGGTGTTAGATTTATATGTTTTTCTTTGCGATATTTCTCAAAAGAAAAATCAAATCTAACAATATCTTTTGGGATTGTTGTGATTTCGTCATGAACTTCACGATGACAATTTGCACAAAGTAAAACACATTTTTTTGCTTCTTTTACTAGTTTTTCCCATCGTGCTACCTTGTTCCATTTTGAAAATGTGAAATCTTTTTCATCTTTATTTAGATGATGGAATTCTAAAGCTTTTAGTGTTTTACTGTATCCACATATTCCGCATTTACTTCCAAAAGCCTCTTTGAGACGTTTAATGGTGCGTTCACGCCATGCTTTTACATACTTGTATTCTGCCATCGTCTAACCTCAATGCATAACTATATCATAGTTGGATATAAATCTATAGAGGTTCGATGCCCTTAGGCCATTAGACGACGGAACGATATGCCGGATCAATACAACAACAGTTGGATTCGAACCAACAACCTGGACTTTCATAGAGCCCCGCTCTACCATTGCAGCTATGTGTTGTAAAGGCGACATTGGTCGGTCGCCTGGGAATCGAACCCAGCTCTGATGGATTAAGAGTCCAGTGCATCGCCTTGATGCTAACGACCGAAACGAAAGTTCACTCATGAGAAGTCATGGAATCCTGGCAGTGAACATTTCCAAAGTAAGCACTCTAGCCATTTTGATTCATTCGAGTTACTTAGTGGAGAATAAGGGATTCGAACCCTTGACTCCGGTGTGCAAGACCGGTGTGTTCCCAATTAGCACCAATTCCCCAAAAAACTTGCAACCGTCAAGCCATGCCCCCAGGGGGACCGCCAGACTGCCTCTCTGCCAAGAGGGAACTTGATGGTGGCAGCCATCTTGTTTCGTTGCTTGAATTTGCATCGTCTCTCCGACGTGTCAAGTCTAGTGCTCGGGAGTCCTTCAAAGTTTGAAGGGTCCTTTGCTGGGACGTACCGACTTTCGAACCTGGCGGGACCGACGAGATTTGAACTCGCACCCTCTCCCGTGACAGGGGAGCGCACTGCCAATTATGCTACGGCCCCAAAACATGACCTATAACAGATGATCAGTCTGTCAGGTGGTTGCCTATGGCAACTCTTACCATTTACATGACCTATAATCAATCGATCTCATTGATCAGGTAGATGTTCTCCATCTTTTACCAGTTAGTCAGGATGGCGGGACTCGAACCCACATGATCCCGGCTCCAAACCGGGTGACTCAAACCAATTAGCCTACATCCTGTTGAAATTTCCCATTCCATTACCCATTGGACTTGAAGTGTCACGACTTGGCATGAACATTAAGGACTTGTAACCAACTTGCCGCTTCTGATATTCGGGGACACCTGGGAAATTTGGCATCTCTGGTAGGACTCGAACCTACACCCTACCGGGTAGAAGCCGGTGGCTCTTCCAATTGAGCTTCAGAGACAAAAACCTGCCCAGATTAGGACTGCACTATCCAATCCAGCTCCATAAAGGTTTTTAGCGGTTTATTGACCGACAGGTATTTTAGCAGGCCACCAGAGACTCGAACTCTGACCTTCCGGTTTTGGAGACCGGCGTGCTACGCAATTACACCAATGACCTATTATTTAGTGGGCCCCTAGGGATTCGAACCCTAAATGGGGATTGGTTACCCGCCTGGTTAAGAGCCAGGTGCCTTCAACCGTTCAGCCAGAGACCCATGTTAGCGGGGCAGGTTGGATTCGAACCAACACTTTCTAGCTTCAGCTAGACGTGCTACCAATTAACACTACCGCCCCAAAAGCGTATTCAGTTGTCAAAGAGAACTATACTTTTGTAGCCTCAGGAAGCGCTACAAACAAATAAAAAGATTTTAGTGACCCCAGGGGGACTTGAACCCGCCACCTCATGCTTGAGAGGCATGCCACCTACCATTAGTTAGATGGGGCCAAAAAGATTTGATTGTGTAAAATCGTTCTCTGTTTCAAGAACGTAAGATACAGTGTAGTACGTTATAAATAGGATGTCAACCGGTTTTTTCCGGCCCCTGTGATTTTTCTCTCTTCGATTTCATCGAAAATTTATTTCTCACAGGGATTATGACAACTTAGACGCCTTATTTGTATTGAGTCAGGCTTCAGTTTTTGTCAATTGACGTTGAGCATGCTCTCCCGAGCCTTCAATTGCTGTTCCAGAACCCGATTCGCTTTCAGCATCAATCCATTCAATTACAGTCTTTCCACCATGTCCATGAATGTGGATCATTTCCACTGTACTATGGTAAATACCAATACTCCGAGTATCAGTAAGCCAACTAATGACACACTGTCCGTCGGAGAACTTGATACCTTCGGCTACATAACCAG